CCACTTGAACCAATCTTAGCATAGTTATTACCGTTATCATTTAAGTCCGTCTCTTTCTTTAGCTTAGATGGCGAAGTGACATCTTTTATCCATTCAACTCCAAGTTTCACAATATCTGCAAGATTAAGTTCTGCTTTAATCTTTATCTTAGAAGAACAAGCTTTCGTTGTATTTTCTTCCTTATCAATTTCTCCAGACTGCTCTACCTCTGCAAAACGAGAGTTAAGCATATCGTAGTGGTCAAACACCTCTAATGGAGATTCGCAGGCGTGAAATCCTCTCTCACAGCACGCAATTCTTCCGCTCATTTCATACTCTTTGCCAACCTCGTACTGAAATCCTCTACACTTCAAGTTCTTGTCAAAGCCTTTGTAGGCGATAATTTTCTTTTCTTCCATATTGATTTTTTCGTTTTAGTTATTTACTTTGAAAATGAATACACTTTACACTTCCTCCCAACCTTTAGGTACAAACTCGTCCTTATCTTGTTGCTCCGCAATGGCAATTAGATAGCATCCAATCTCAAATTGCCTTACGGATATACTTTCATCTTGCATCGCACGTGTAATTAAATCAGCGTGAAAGATGTTATACTTCAGCTTCAAAAAGCAGTTCGCTTTTTCAATTTCTTTCTGTGTCATATTGATTTGGTTTAGTTATCTTTATAATTCTCCTCGAAGTGAGGACACCTCCCAGTATCTTCTTGGTACTTCTCCTGCACCCACCACATATAAGCATCGGGAGGGTCTGGAAGATACCGCTTGCAGTAGTTGCTTAATTCACAGCCCACACCCCTGCAATAGGCGTAGTCTGCATTGACATTATTCGACATAGTTACTTTCGGTTTGAATCACCCGTTATCGTTACTCTTCTTGTGATAGCGTGAAGCCTGTCAACCACTCTGTCTCCATACTTAGCTTTCAAATGGTCTTCGTCTAAGTTGGTAGAGAACATCAGTAACTTGCCGTCCCTTTCCGCTGCATCAACGAGTTCGGCAAATGGCATTCGCTTGTTTCCGTAGATATTAGAAATATCCTCCGTTCCCACGTCATCAACATAAATAATATGTCTGTTGATAATCTCATCAGGTGACTTGTTGAGTTCATTTGCCGTGCAGATTGTTACCACCTTACGGTAATAGTGATAGAGAAGTAAAGGAATGATTCTCATACCTATCAGCGATTTACCAACACCGCAATTTCCAACAAGCATTAAGCCTTTACCTTTGTTATCAGTGAGCCACTGAACTATCTTCTCATAGTCAGCGTTCCACTTTGCAGCATCACCGCAAAAGTACTTTAATCCTCCTTTAAGGTGCGTTTCTGCATTTGGTATGCTAATTTGCACCTTGTCGGGCAGTGACTTATACGTTGTATCTCGTAACCGCTCAATGGCGGTTTTGAAGTCTATTTGTTCCATTTACCAATCACTATCTTTATCGTAGTTCATTTCAGATGATTTAAGGGTAGTGGTACTCTTTTGTACTTTTTCCCTACTTGCCCACGTCTGCAATCGTTTTGCGGTTTCCCACGTCTTTTCAAGTTCAAAGCGCATCTTGGTTCCTGATTTGTTCTTTTCAGTCCAATAGTTGAAGAAAGCACGTATCATCGTAGGCTCATAAGTGCCACCACGTGAAGAAACAAAAGGGATAAGGCTCTTTTCAAACGCTTTCTCACGCTCTTTACATTTTGCTTGTAAGGACGTTAAAACCTGCTTTGATTGCTCGTTGGTTTTCTTCTTGCCAAAGCGATAATCATCACACTTATTCACCACAAAGAATGTCCCTTTCGGGTTGGCAATCGTGTCTATATCTCCTTTGTTAGCAAGTGAGGATAAAACATTCCTACAAGTTTGTAGGGACAATCCGCAATCATTTGCAAGGTTTCGATAGCTCGTTCGTGAAATGCCGTCATCGTCAGCCCCCACGATTAGCCGTAACATTACAAGCTGCTCGTGGGGGGAATATCGAATTGTAAACTTGTCATCAAGTTTTATCATTTAGATAAATATTTTTTTCTGTATCCGTCTTAGAACTTTGGTTTCTGCGTCTTTGCAGAATTGTCTATTCACTTCAAAGCCATATGCCTTTCTTTCAAGATTAGCCGCAGCTAACAAGGTCGTTCCACTGCCTGCACAAGGATCTATAACTACATCTCCTTTATCTGTGAATATTTCGATTAACCTTTCAAGTAGTGGTACGCTCTTCTGTGTAGGGTGCACTCTTAGAGTACTTGTATCTCGCGGATATTCCATGCAGTTAAAAATCATCTGTCCATTATTGTTGAATTTTGGCAATTTATCACGATAAAGAAGTAGTCCATATTCGCAATTACCTACAATCTTCATATTCGCCTTTAATACCTGTGGCGAATAGTTCTTGCGAAAGACCAAAGGAATATAGTGCATAAGTCCATATTTCTTTCCTAATTCAATAAATTGGAATTGTTGTTCATATTCGCAAAACAATATCATACAAGGTGCTTTCCCTGCTTCTTTTGGCTCTTTTATCAGCATTTTTGAACAGAAGTGCATAAATTCGGCAGGTCTAAATTCATTCTCCGAAGAAAAGAATTTCTTGCCAGCTTTCTCACTTTCTCCATTCTTATTATTGCCACCTTCGTACCAAGTAGGGTTGCTCGCATAGGCGTTATTGCCGAGATTGTAAGGAACATCTGTAAGTATTAGTTGCGCCTTTGGTATCTGATACGATTTATAGTTTTGGAAGCTATCATTGTAAATCTCTATATCTTTCATTATTGAAATATCACATTTGTTAATTGTTTACCATTACTGAACACCGCCCATTTGCCTTTATCATTGGTGTCAATGAGCTTCAAGTCCTCAACCTTGCCAAATCGGTTAATATTTCCGCAAAGGTCTACAAACCACGCTTGTTTATCCTTATATGGTCGAATCTCCCTACCTACTATCTGATAGTACATGGCAAGCGACATCGTAGGGCGTGCCATAACCACCGTATCAAGTTCTGGATAATCAAATCCTGTTGTCAATACTCCTACATTCACAACGACCTTTATCTTACCACTCTTAAAGTCATTCAATATGCGTTCACGCTCTGCTTTTTGGTGTTGTTCCCGATACCATTTCGCAGCATTCAATGCTTTGCGTCAGTCGTTCAGCCTCTTTCAGAAAGCGAGTAAAGACTAATATGCCTTTTCTTGCTCCGCCACGTTTTGGCGAAAGTAGTCGTTTCACAATACTGACTAAATAGCCGTAGAAGTCAATTCTATTATACTCTGCCTCTACTGATTTATCTGTATAATCAGCACCAGTTGAGTTTGCTTGCAGGTTGTTCTCATCCCACCCTAATGGGTTCATTTGGAAGTAATCTATCTTTGAAAGAAAGCCCATATCAAGTAAAGTCGATATTTGCACTTGATAAATAACCTTTGAGAATATCAGCGGACGGGTACGAGTAAGGAACTTTAGCATTGCGCCAAAGCTGCTTGAACTTAATCTGTAAGGAGTGGCGGTAAGCCCTAACACCTTGCACCCCGTGGCGTGGATAAATTCTTCATACATACCACCTTTTGCGTTGACAAAGTGGCACTCATCTATGATTACGTTATTGAAGTGCTGAAAGTCATCCGTGTGTCTTATCACGCTGCCTATCGTTGCAAATGTAATACGGCTTATATTCTTTGAATTGAATGAAGCCGAGTAAACAGAGCAGTCAAGTACACCATAGGAGCATAGCTTCTTGTAGTTTTGCTCAAGTATTTCTTTTGACGGTTGAAAGACAAGCGTATGTCCTTGCAGTCTATTTGCAATGTCAGCTATCACAAGCGACTTACCGCTACCAGTAGGCAACACCATTATAGCGTTATACTTTGTTTTCTTATCATTAAAAAAGGCTACTGCTGTATCGGAAGCCTTTTGTTGGTAGTCACGAAGTTTATACATCATATCCTTATCCCTTTCTCTTCGCTCAATTTCTTTACTAATATCGAGTAGTATTTTATCAACTCCTCTAATTCCCAACAACACCATTTCTTTGTCTGATGTGCCTTGACTTCTAACATCTGAAACCGCTGTGTCCCTATCTTCTTGATAAGGTTCTCACGATACCCGATAAGGTGGTCGGCTGAAAATCTGTTACAAGCCCTACATTCGCTCGAAACATTTTCTTCATCGAAACGAGTACTCATATGTCTGCGACTGTGATAGTGTCCTGCGTCTGCTTGCTCGTATGGCTTTATCTTTCCGCACGATATACATCTGAATGTGCCGTTAGGGAAAGCGTCTCGCAATCTGATATACTGACTAAAGACCTTATCAAGTTTTTTTACCAAAGTAGCTTGGCTTGCTTGCCGTTTCTTTGGTTTGTCTGTTTTCTTTTTCTTCAAATAATACATAGTCAATGTAGGCGGACTCGAACCACCACTGACAGAACCAAAACCTGTTGTGCTACCATTACACCATACATCGTTTTGCCCCACCGCTGTGAGGCTGTGAAAATAAAACTATTAACGTGATTATAAAACAAAAAACAATATGCTTTGGGCAGGATTCGAACCTGCATTATAGCTTTTCCCATTTTAAACTGACGGCGCTTACATAATCGTTGTACTTCCGTGCGTCTACCAATTCCGCCACCAAAGCAAGTGTGGGGACGATTCCCCACGTTCTAAACTATTAAAACCTTACTGAAAAATCATTTCTCAATGAATGGAATCTCGGGCGCAATTTCCCTGATGGCAGCAATCTGCTCGTCAATGATAGCGTCCAGTGTTTCATCTACAACTTGCTGTGCACTTGGGGAAATAAGCTGCACCGTTACGTCGTGCCCATTGATAGTGGCATACGTTTCCACTTCGATAGACTGCGCTTTTGTGCCTTTGAAAATCGGCAGTACTACAAAGAAGCGGTCAGGCATATTGGAATCTACAATTTGTGAATAGTTGTCCGTATATGAACCGTTTTCCTTGCGGTCTCGCTCGTAGTCCGTATTGACCTTTGCTTTGAAGTTCTTAAAGACCGACACCAGCTTCATATTTTCGTCACGGTTGGAAAAATAAGTGCGATTCATCTTGAAGAACTGGCTCAACACAAGGGGCTCCCAAACGTAACCGTCGTTGATGTGGAACTCCATAAACTGACGGGAGAGCTGGAGCTTTCCGACAATCACTATTTTATTTCGTGCGTCCGTCTCATTGGCGACAAGCGTCATGGATAGATTGTCCCTGTCTACGATGATGTGTGTGTGTTCGTGGTTAATCTGACCCTCACATCCCCACCGCTTTTCGAGGAAAGAGAATATCGAGGTGATAGTTCCGCTGATATTGACCTTCTCGGGTTCAAGCACAGGAAGCTCGTTCACTTTGTCCACTTCACGAATGACAACCTCTGCCTTTTGGCAGTCTTTGTCAAGATTGATTTGCATTTTTTCGTTCTGCATAATTGATTTTGTTAAGTTACTCCGCCTTGCGTATCTCCTTAAAGATTGTTGGGGATAATTCTTCTTTCGTCGCAGGACGGCTTGACACAAGCACACCCTCAGCGTTGTAGAAGCAAGCCATACGCTCGTCCTCGTCCACAATCTTGTAACACTTCTCGCTCACGACACGACTCTTAGCCTTGATGTCGCCGAGGAGCACTTTCACCTCCTCTTTGAGAGGCTTCAATTCGAGATTCACCTCTTCCTTGTAGTCTTTGATAGCTTCCTTAAGGTCATTGATTTTGATAGACTTTTCGGCAAGTTCGGTTTTCTTCTTTGCCAGTTCGTCGGCATCGAATGCCTTACTGTAATCCATTTCGACCACTTCGTCTGCGTTGTCAAGGAGGAACTGCTTGCGCTCGTCCAAGTCCTTGATGTCCTGTCCTAATACTTTCTGCATAATTTTGTTTTTTATAAAAATTCTTTGTTTCGTTCTATTTCTATCTCCATCTGCTGAATGAGTATTGCTTCATCTGCCGATGGTATGTATATGCCAGCTTCTTGCGCAGCCCAATTCCTAAACCTTTCTATTGACAAACTCATTTCTGCCGTATCAAGGTCGGCACTGCTTCTAAGCACCTTTATCCTACCTAAGTACTTATCTTCCTTTTCTCGGATAAACAAATCGGGGTTTACAAGTTTCTTGTAATATTGCTGCTTGACCCATTCAAGAGTGTTACCAGTTTGCGCACCAAAATAAGCAAGGATAACGTGCAGATACTTATTCTGTGGTAAACTTCTTCTTGGCTTTTTCTCGGTCAAGTCTACGATTACCCCACTCTCGGCTAACTTCTTAGCACGAAGCAGGAAGTTAGCCTTATCAAGTGGGGAAGAAAGATTATATATCATTAGAATGGTGTATTATCTTCTACTTGTGGCGGTTGATAGGTAGGTTGTGCGGGCTGCTGATATTGTTGCTGTGGTATATTAGATAGCAAATGCTGAATGCCCCATGCACGAATGCTATTGAACCAACGCCCATTGTATTCATGAGCGTCAATATCAAAACTAACCTTAACTTCCTCATTCAACTTGATTGAAAACTGCTCTATCCTATCTGCGCCAAAGACGTTGAAAACCATCTTCTTTGGATATTGTTCATGCGTTTCAATAACATACTCTTGTGACTTCCATGGTCCACGATCAGAAGTGCCTTCTCGTGGTGGAAGTACAGCTATTACTCTGCCTTGTAAATCCATATTACGCTTCGTTAAATAGTTTCTTGTCTGTTATCAATTCTCTATTCTCATTCACAAACCGAATGAAATCCTCACATCTCTGCTGAAGTATAGGAATATCTCGCTTTGGATTAAAATCATAGCTTTCGGTAAATGTTTCATAGTTATACTTTCCAATCACCGCAACATTATACTCAAAAGTCCTTACATCATTACCCATCTGCAACAAACAGAATGGGTAAACCAAATGTTGGTTATTGCGCTTGTACTTTCCTACGTTATACTGACTTGCCGTTTTGATATCGTGAACCGATAACGGCATAAGCTCATCAATAAACCCATATAGTTTCACATCACCGAAAGATGTAGGAAGAATACCCTCAACATACTTTTGTGTTACCGCACCTTTATAATAGTTTGCGAACTCAGCACACAAACTGATAGGGAAATAAAAAAGACGCTCACCTATCTTTGCATTAAGTCCTACGACTTTCGCCTCTGCATCATAAATCTTTTCAACTTCTATCTTGTCAGACTTACGATGCTCAATCATGCAGTCTACGACCTCATTGAAAGCCGTACCCTTTGCAACAGCTTCATTGTCATAAGGTGCTCTGTTTATGCGGTCAATAACAGATTGAAACTGCATATCGTGGAACTCTTCGGGAGTATGTGGGGGATTATCGCTAAACCCCCAATACTTTTCCCAAATAATATCACTATCCACATACTGCTGATAAGCATCAAGCAAAGATGGATAGATATTATAATTAGGCTGCTTTGTCTTCATAAGCCTTTGTGTCTTTATTGTAGACCAAACCGAGTTCTTTCACCCTTGCAGAGAACAACGAGCGAGCCTTCATTAATGAACTGCCTACGTGTTTATAGTCATTGATATGCTCTGTAAAGAAATTTGCACTCTGTGCATCTGTAATTTGAGAAACACCATCCTCAATCTCTGACAAGAGAGCGTTATATTTCTTGATTTCATCTTCCTTTGCAGAGAGCATACCAAGATAAGGGGCAATAACAGAACGTTCGATAAAATCGTTCTTTGCCGTTGGTTTGCCTTGCGCATCTACAATGGTAGGAATATTCATCACACCAGGTAGATTACACGTGTTCTTGCCGTCATTACGACTTGTAGGGTCAAATGTAATTGTGCGCATCTGTCGTCCGTTATCGTTTTTCATTTCGAGATAGCCGAGCAGGTCAAGTTCAGTAACAATAGCGTTGTAGGATTTTTCTCGTAGAGCAGGGATAAAGACTGTGTCATCACCCTCTTTACGAGTGTCACGATGAGCGACAAATACAACATTCTTGTTAAGGCTGCCTACTGTTCGAGTAAGCCATGAAAATTCTTGATTGATGCCGCCCCAGTCTCTTATCTGAGGTTGACGAGAACCACACTTATATGTAATGATGAAGTCCATCATCTTACCGATAGTGTCAATGACAATAGTCTGATACGCTGACAAATCCTCTTGTAGCACATCTTTCACGTCTTGCCAACTACCGACCTGTACGGTATCAATACCTTCCAAATGAGACATATTGATACGCTTAACACCGTTATCGAAGTCCAATAGTAGAGGCTTAGGTGTCGAAAGGGCAAGCGTACTCTTACCCATACCAGCTTGTCCGTAAATCATCATCTTGATTGTGTTCGGAATACTCAATTCCGATGCTTTTCTAATCAATGTCATAATCCTTTAATTCATTAGTTATTATTAATCGGTTTAATCTCATTGTCGCAAATGCTTCATGTATCTCTTTCTTTGAGTAATATAAAGGAGAGTTTATCGCATCACCTTTGCGAGCATGGATTAGCCCTTGTTTCTCTAATTCTTGAAACGTCTTAAAATCTATCTTTCTGAATTTAAGCCATTTCTTGACTTCTGACAGCCTTAGTTTGTCTTGTGGTGGGTCATAATCTTTAATAGCAAGGTTATATCCAACATGGACAAAATCAGCAATGATACCGCCCAATTCAGAAATAGTAAGATTATTCATTAATATCTCTGAATGATAGTTATATGCCCTACCTTCTCTTTCTTGGTAGTGGCAAATTTATTATTCATAGGGTCGCAACCCTCATATCGGTTTTGCCTTGTGCATTCGGTAGTTACTGAATTGGCAGTGTAGCAACTCAATGGGACATGTAGCTTATTACCAGCCCCGATGTGCTTGAATAGTCCAGTAATACTGTACTTTCTATCTTTTAATGTTCTTTCCATATTTTTCTTTTTGTTTTGTGGGCATTGAGGACTCGAACCCCACTCACCTACCATAGATGCCCTTAAAATCCTCACTATTCTCACGAACCATGAGGAGTGACCATGATTAAAACTACTAACCTGATTATAACTTAGTCCCCACGTATGGAATCGAACCATACACATTGTGTTAAACGCCCTTTGTGGGATAAACCCTACTATTCTCACGAACCGTAGGTAACCGTAAAAACAATAATTCAAATATATTACGAAATAATACTATTAAGAAAATCAAAATTCAACTTCTTAGACTGATACTCTTTCTTGAACTTTTCAGCTTCAATCAGGAAATCCTCTTCTAACACCTTTATGTCTTCGAGAATATCGAAAAGACTTCTATTATCGTCTGCCATATTCTTCTTTAAATTGGTTATACACATCTTTAAAACTATCTCTTGCCTGCCAAACGTATTTGGCAACGGCAGCGGTGCAAGTTAATGCACCGACTGACATAAATATCTGTATCATGCTACTTCTCTCTCTATTTCACGTAAAAAATCATTAGGAGTATCAACTCTCTTATTGTTCTCGTAAAGCTCTAAATCTACAATAGAACAGTCTATTGATGTCGTCTCATAATAGTCAACATCACTATCATAATAGCCATCATAAGTGAACTTAGCCCTTATGTTAGCATATAATGTATCTTCGTTATTCTCATCTACGTCTACCATTATATCAATGGCATCTTTTCGTGAGTCCATAGCCCAATTCAACTCATCAACGATTTTCTCTTTGAGAATATCTAACTCTTCTTTTGTCATAATCAATCAGTTTTTAGTTCATTCGTACGCACACCCTAATCGAATAGTAGCGACCTTATTTCATTCGCAGTGTGCGTTATATATTCATTTAGCGAGACAGACCCCTAACCTGCCTACTCTCTTACGTATAGAGGGTTTTCGTAGCGTTATTTAAGTTCTATATTTACTTCTGCCATCTGCAAGGTCACGGATTGTTAGTCTATCTTGCAGCTTTTCATTTTCAATATCTTTTTTGTACCAATAGTTCAAAAATCGCTGTAAACACTTGCATTTCTCAACTAAAAGGTTTACCTTTGCTGTTGTACTAAATTGTTTACAGTGCAAAGGTACTAAAGATTTCTGTACTACCAAAGAATAATACAGATTTATTTAGCATTTAACTAATATTTAACACCTCGAAAGGTTCGTTTACAAATACACCTTTATATATAAAAAAAGAGCATATCAAATATGCTCATTCTTTGACTTATTGATACAACCGATTTCTAATGGGTATTGAACTTATTTACAAAGTAAATTTGCCCTTTGCCCGTCACTTTCGTTGTGATAGTCGTGTGCAGCACCCCGTTGTTACCACTTCGCACGCCCTTTTTAAGTTCAAATAAGCCCATATCAACGTACTTCTGATTAGGAATATTATATCGTTCTCCTTTCGTGCCGAGATAACCGTTATCTCGCATCCATTGGAATAGTCGTCTTTCTCCCATCGGAGTGCCGTTCTGATTGATTAGCTTTGCGAGTTCTCCAATTAAGCAGGAAGATACAGAACCGCTGACGGCATTTGTGAAGTTAATAGCAGGTTGAGCAGCTTTTACAGATTGTTCCGCCTCAATACGCTTTTGCCTTTCATCTTTCAGAGCCGTAGCGATTTGAATAAGGTAGTCAGGGTCGGTTAGTGTGCGTTCTATAATGTTGTCAGTCATATAAGCACCATGTTTACGTATTGACGGTAAAACCTCCTTAGTAACCCATTTACGAAAGGCTTTCGCTTCGGGTTTACGACTGTCGAGGATAACATCGTACAAGCCGTCTTCGTTTACGAAGTTCGCATTTTGTACA